CGTTACTAGCTGTAACAAGTTTACTTGCGTCAGCGGCGACAAAGGTATATGTAGTTCCTGTCTGAGCGTTTATAGCAAGAGGAGCCACGACACTACCAGCAGTCACAGCACCAGTAACAGTTACAGAAGAAAGAGTACCAACAGAAGTGATTGCACTTTGTGCAGCTCCTGTAACAGTCGCCGCTGTACCTGAACAGTTACCAGTAACATTACCAGTAAGAGGTCCAGCGAAAGCTGTCGCTGTTAAAGTCCCAGTGCCAGCATTATATGTAGCACCACCATCAGTCTTAGGAGCAAGATCACCAGTAGCAGATTCAAACAAAGCTACCGAACACGAAGTGTCAGTAGTGTCAGCTACCGTAATAACTGTAGGTGTTGCCCCCGCAGGAACAGCAGCCCATTCAGTGTCCCCATCAGCTTGCTTTACAAGAACATGGTTAGTCGTAGCCCCAGCAGCCGTTGTAGATCCGATACCAAGTTTCGTTTCCAACGCAATAATAGCGCCAGAAGCATTGGTATGAACAACGTCATGCTCATAACCCGAATCGTCCATCTCCGTAGTAGCACTAGGCGAAGGCTGCTGAGTAGCGGTATCAAGAGAAGTAGGGTAGTTAGTCGCCATACTAAGACACCGTGATAGTTACTGTTAAAGTCCATTCCGAACCAGAAGATTTAGTTCCAAGAGAAGCTACCTTACGATTCAAATTAGTTCCACTATCAGAGTTTCCATTAGCGATAGACCATTCGTTCCAAGCGAAGTTGCCTTCCGAAGAACCCCAAACAGCTTTCCAAGTCACAGTCTGAGAAGACCGTGAAGGAAAACTAGATTCCATAGCTTGATAATCCTTATTTGAAGATGCCTGAAGACCAGTCTGAGCTGCTGACGCAGCAGTAGAACTATCCCCAACACCTATATAACTATTAGCGTTGTTAAACGCAGTTCCTCCAGCACCGATAAGAAGATCCAACAAAAGTTGGATTCCTTCATTCACAAGAAGATTATCCTCAACAGACACAGTGTCATTAGGAGGAAGACCCAAAGCACGGTCACCAGCTTTGTCCCACTTCTCTACAGTGGACGTAACCGCCCAAGTTTTACTATTAATTAAATCAGGTTCCATAATTCCTCACTATATCACTTGATTCAGGGTGACTGCCATTGCTTGCAATTGATGGCTTTGAAAAAACAGCCACCCTGAAAACAAGATGTTTAAGGCTAATCCTTTCTTAGGAAGGAGCAGCCGAAGTTGTATTAGTCTGGCTTTCGTGAGGCTCACGCAAGGTGAGAGCCACGTTAGCTGTGTGACCACCCGAAGTTGTTATGTCATAAGTAGCTTTCATGTACTCCTTATAAACATCCATTCGGATATAAAGTGTTTGACTGTCGTCATCATGAGCGATTGCAGGGCAAGAACCGTACTCAACAGTGTTAGTACCACTGCTGTCGTCTGCACCTTCAAATCTGATTCCACCAGCAGCGAAAGAAGCGTTAGCTCCTATTGCTCCCAATGCAATTTCCATAACGACTGGTCCTGGTTTCCCAACCTGAACCCATCCAGTATTACCGTCTGCTGCGATTGCTGTATCAGCAAGCAGCACACCACCAGATGCGTCCTGTACAATGGTACCTGGACCTACGCCAACGTATGATTGCGCCATAATTTACTCCTTAAGCGTTCGTGATGCCGTATTGGCGCACGATTGATAGAGGGTTATAAATAGCAACACCTGGGTAGACTTCAACTCTTCCCATGTGTCCTGGTGCAGCCTCGGTTTCTCCGAAGTCAACTACGTCAAAAGAACCACCAAGTCCAAGAAGACCTGTTACGTTCTCATCTTCGCCGAAGGCGATGTAGTAAATGCTTGTGCAGTCAGATGCACCGTCTCCAGGATCTTCATCGTATCCCAAGATAGCGCTTCCGTCTTTGTCATCACCAATGATGCGAACTGGAATACCATTCCATTGCATAATCTGACGACCAAAACGGTCATCTCCCACATCTATGAGTGAGAAATAGCCAGCGGAATTACGACCAAGATCGGTCAACTTCCTTCTAACTGTGCGATTCATAAGAATCACATCTGCACTGGACTGACTACGAAGTTCATCGTGAGCTTCATCCATTTTTGCTAATGTGAGGGCTCCACCGCCAGAAGCATTAAGAACCTTCTGACCTAGTCCCTCGTCGATAAGGGCGTTAATTCCCTTGAAATCCTTAGCGGTTCCTGTTCCATCGAAAAAATATTTATCGTATGTTCTAGACATCGCTTTAGCGAACTTGGCATATTGCCTAGCTTTAACTGAAGTTACGTTGCCACGAACACGGACAATATAATTATCAATGAACACTTCACCACCAAGGATGGCTGTACCGAAATACCGTTCCGTGTCTGTGCCATGAGTACGTGAATACGCCTCGTTCACATCACGGAAAGCTGGTGCCGGTAAGGTGTTTTCTACCTGTACTTTGAGGGCATTTCCAGAAATAGCCGTCTGAGGCATCATTTCAAGAATCGGAGATTCTTGGATAAGAGTTTCAACAACTCCACGCTTCAATTGGTCATCACCGTACTTAGCAGCCTCTAGTAGGGTAACACTACCTGTTGCCATGTGTTTACCTTTCCTTTGGTTGTTTAGTGGTTAATAATCGAAACCTATTTGCGCTTATTTTCCTTCTGCTCTAGCGCATATTCGATAGCTGCTACTCCACTCAACGCCTCAGGATTTATGATTGAGGTTGGTTGACCAGAAACTGCACCTACTTGTTGTGCTCTAGTAATAGCTTCAGCGTCAGCATGAGTAGGAGCTACTGGTTCAGATCCAAGAAAATCTTGGAGCTGGCTTTCTAGTTCTTCTCCCTCATACCCACGTTTGGCTAATAGGTCCCTCGCCAACTTTTCCTGCTGACCCCTTCGATCCTCTTGGATCTCTCTGGCCCGCTGTTCAAGCTGACTTATGTCAACGCCTTTCAAATCAGTTGGCTCAACAAGTGACAAACCGTGCTCTGAAATCACTTCATGTGCTTTCAAGCCGGAGAGTTCACTGGCAAGCAGTTTGTTCTCTTCTAGCGTTTGCTCCAACTTTTGTCGGAGCGCTCCACCCGACATCTGGGAAATTTCATCTTCGTCATCGAATGGCATATGTATCTCCTTGTCTAGTACGCTTCTGAATCCAAGGGGAATCCAGAAGGATGTATATATCTAAGTATATCTTGACAAGGAGTGTCAAGTGTTAATATGCGGCTCCAGAACCTGATCGTCCTGTTTGACGTAACCTGTTACCCTGCATACTTGTAGCGAAACCGCCACCTGCTCGACCTAAAGCCTGCTCAGATTGACGTGCTCTTGTCAAAAGATCAGTTTCTTCTGCTTGATTTAAGAACACTGCTTCTTCAAAATCCGATTGGGTGAAAGCACTCATACCTTGACCCTGCACATTTGTCCTAGACAACATGGCGTTTATCAAGCCTTTTTGACCAGAGTACATTCCATAAGCTTTCAAAGCTTGAGCACGATTAATACCTGCTTCTCTTATAGCTCTTATTCTCTCTAAAGAAGGAGCCACTAAACCTTGTTCAGAGGCAGCACCACCTATAACCGCAAATTGGTAAGCCTCTGCTAATTCATCAAATTCCAACAAAGGATCATTTTCTGTCACATCCCCTATATATAATGCTTCTACAAGAGCTTGCTGTTCATCACCTGATAAAGCATTTATCCTATTCATAGCTCCTTCAGGTAAAACACCTTGAGTTTCTAAACTTGTCAACTGCTCCAAAGTTTGCTCTCTTATTGCATCAGTCCAATTAGCTAACTGTTCTGGGTAACTGTAATTAGCATCCAAAACATTCTGATTGTATTCACTTATAAGATCAGTAGCAGTTTTAGGATCTACAACCGCTTGATACAACATCTCAACAGGAACATCCATATTCGCATACGCTTTAAAAGCAGCTCTAACACCACTGGAAGCGTTGTTAAGATTACGGAAAGTATCTAACCGTTGTGATAACTCTTCTGTGGAAATACCACGTTCCATAAACGCTGCATAATCCAAAGGACTTTCAGTGTTAGGATCAAAAATCAAACGGTCACCTATACTCCCAGCATCTCTCAACACATTCCTGTATTGCCTGACTTGGTCCACATAATCTGCTTCGTCTAAAAACCTCATACGACCTTGCTCATCAGTGATACCTGGGAAAGCTGCAAGATACTGTGGTGACTGTCTTATCTGAGCGATCATAACATCGTCATCAAGATTGTTCTCTATAGCATCTCTTATCATCTCTTCCAAACCAAGATCTCTAGCCCAAGGGAACTGGACGTTAATCCAGTCGTAAACAGCGTTCCTAGTTTGATCGGAAGTTACTTGAGTGCCATCAGCGTTAAGCGCTGGGTTTCCATTAGTATCTAACATTTGCATCTGACCGCTAGCATCAACAAAAGCGTCTGCGTTTTCTCCGGCTCCTCCAAATTGTTCCATCAAAATCTGATGACCTTGATTCGTAGGAACTACATTGTAATTCCTTGCACCTTCTATAGGATCACCAAACTCATCAAGGTGGGTCGTGAAATTAGCAAGTTCTCCACCTTCCTTTGCTGCCCATGCATTCAAACCTTCAGCAGTTCTTAAAAATATATTAAGAGGAATCTGATTACCATCATCATCTGTATATCTCTTATTAATCCCCCCCTCAGTTAAAAACTCTGTTCGACCTGTCTCAGGATTTCTTTGTTGTGGAACTCCCCCAACAAGCTGAGTCACTATCCTGTCCAGCTCCCCTTCTTTTAATATATCTACACCATCAGGGAACCTTTGATTGTAATGATATTCAGCAGCTTCCTCATACCCCATAGGATTCCCCAACGAATCCGTGGGAAATTCCCCTCTTCTTTTTAGTTCAAGAAACTCTTCTTGAATCAATTCCCTGAAATTATTTGCAGTCACATCATAATATTGATTACCTGCCCACTGAGCCTCTTTATGACCTCTGATAGCTTCTTTTACTTTTTCCTGTATTACATTAGGATCTCTTTCACCTTCTAAATCGACATCAAGAACAACATTAGTTCGCTGACCCTCAAACTGAGGAACAAACAACTCACCAGTAATAACATCCCTTTGAACAACATTTTGACCATACATGTTTATAGCTGCCTGTATCTGAGCAGGAGTCCAATTTTGTCTTGCTAATTCATCCATCAGAAAATACCTCCACCACGATTAAACCCAAAAGTGTTACCCACAGCTCTCATCTTGTCCGCTGCAACAGCCTTAGCTTTCTTAGACCTTTTCCAATCATCAGTTTTACGAATCCTTGTTCTAAAAGCTTCCAAACCTTCTCCAGCCTGTAACGCACTCATCACAAGACTATTATTAAAATCACCAGCAGGAACGTCCATTTCAGAATCATACAAAGACACAAAAGGACTAGCCCAATCTTTAGTAGCTAAAAACTCTGGTTTGTTAGGAAACTTTTGCATAGCAGTTGTACGAATATCATCCATGAAATCTGATTCAGACATAGTATTCATCATCAAATCATTAGCTATAGCTCTAACATCCGCACCATAAGTACCAGGGTCTAACCCCCAGCTACGGTAAATGTCTTCAACCCACGCTGTCTTATCAGCCTTGTCTTGATCCCATTGACCAGAAGCAATACTTTGTTCCCTGACAATCGTTTGATATGGAGACTCACCACTTGTGCTAGATAAAGCTTTTTGCTTTACCTGAGACATAAATGGACCTACTTCTGACGCTCCTGAAGCGATAAGGAAAGCCCATTGAGCTATTGTGTTTGCACCTATCTTCTCGCTATCCCAATTAAACGATAATGATTGGATACCCACATAAGTCTCATATTGTGATTTGAGTTTCTCAACCCAAGCAGCTACTTCAGCGTCTTTTTGACCCTGAGTCCAACCATCCCACTGTTGCACTCTTAAAGATCTTGCGTTCCCCCACTCAGTGTTATCTAGCCTGTCTTTGATGCCTTCACCATCTTCTAACATGAATGGGTCAGCTATAATCTCCGCTATGATGCCCTGAACACCTGCATCATTCAGAGCGTCCATATCGCCTGCTACTTCAATTTCCATCAGA